GCGAAGTCCCTCACTTCTTTAAATTATAATCGGAGAAACCAATGGGGTTTGTTAAGTTCCATGTTGCATGTAGATCGTGCGGCAGCAGTGATGCTGTCAGTGTAAATGACAATGGTTCAGCAAAGTGTTTTAGTTGTGGTGAGTTCTTTCCAAACTATGAAGAGCCAGTTACAAACTTAAACGAAGTTTACAAAAGAGAAAATATACAAATGCAAGAAATACCTATATCTCAGGATGTGTATGTTGGTACGTTTGGCGCGTTACGAGATAGAAATATCTCAGAAGCTACTGCAAAGAAGTTCAATGTTAGAGTTACTTATGACTCTAATGGTGAGGTTGATAAACATTATTATCCTTATTATTCAGGCAATGAAGTTGTTGCATATAAGATCCGCAAAGTAGCTACAAAAAGTTTTAGTAGCCAAGGAGAAATGCAAAAGGGTACGTTGTTTGGTCAACAGATCTGTAATGCTGGTGCTAAATACATTACTATTACTGAAGGTGAATGCGATGCTATGGCAGCGTATGAGCTTACAGGGAGCAGATGGCCTGTAGTATCTGTTAAGAGTGGCGCTCAAGCAGCAGCATCAGATGTTAAAAAGAACTTTGAGTTTCTTAATTCATTTGAAAATATCATCATATGTTTTGATACTGATAAGCCCGGACGAGAAGCTGCTAATAAAGTAGCTGCTCTCTTCCCACCTAATAAAGCAAGAATAATGAGCTTGCCTGTGGATTATAAAGATCCTAATGACATGCTTAAAAAGAACAAACACAGTGAGTTTGTAGATTGTTTCTGGCAAGCTAAAGCTATTACTCCAGCAGGTATCATACGGGTATCAGAAAGAATGGAGGATTGGAAGAATAGATCTGCCGATGCTACCATTGAATATCCTTGGTCTGGTCTTAACAAAGTACTTTTAGGTATGCGTAAAGGTGAGCTACTTACTGTTGCAGCAGGGACAGGCGTTGGTAAGACTAGCATCATGCGCGAGTTAGAACACTGGATACTAAATAATACAGAAGATAATGTAGGTATCATTGCATTAGAAGAAGATTGGAGGCGTACAGTAGATGGTATTATTGCTGTAGAGTATAGTGAAAAGCTGCATCTTAAAGAAGTTAGAGAATGCTATACTGAAGAACAGCTAGATGAGATGTACAAAACTGTAACTGCTAATGATAGATTGTTTGTACATGCTCACTTTGGCATTAATAATATAGAAGATATAATGACTAAGTTACGCTACTTAATTGTAGGGTGTGATTGCAAATGGATCATTCTTGATCACTTGCATATGTTAGTATCTTCAATATCAGATGGTGATGAGCGTAGACTTATTGATAATATAATGACTCAGCTTAGGAGTCTTGTTGAAGAGACAGGAGTAGGCTTTTTACTTGTATCACATCTACGTAAGCTTGAAGGCAACATAGGTCACGAAAATGGCGCAGAGGTAGCTGCTAGTCACATTAGAGGCAGTGGTAGTATTGCTCAAATATCTGACTGTATTATTGCTCTTGAAAGAAATCAACAAGCTGAAGACAAAATTGAAGCTAACACTACAAGGGTTCGTGTGCTTAAATCAAGGTACACAGGTGAAGTAGGTATTGCTACTTACCTATTGTATGATCATGTAACTGGTAGACTTTCAGAGATTGTACCTGAAGAGAAAGAAGATGAGTTAGAGTTTAGTAAACCTGACTACGATGATATACCTTTTTAAGAGATTATAAAATGATATTAACTGATATAAATGGAAAGCGTTGGAAATTGCATAACCGATTAAGAGGGTGGCGATACCAAATCTATCCTAATCATTCGGAAATGAATCTTAGTAAAGAAGATGGCAAATGTCCAACTACAGGATTTACGATCCCAGACCATATTGCAGATGCATGGATAGCAGGCACGATAAGAGTAAAGGTTAATTAAAATGAACCTAGTTTTTGATATTGAAACAGATGGGTTAGATGCATCAGTAATTTGGTGCATCGTAGCTAAAGATATAGATACTAATCAAGTCCATTCTTTCTGTCCTGAAAGGATCGAAGAGGGCTTAGAGCTGTTGGAGAAATCAAAATTATTAATAGGCCATAATATTGTAGGGTTTGATATACCTGTATTAAAAAAGCTAACAGGTATGTCTTTTAAAGATAAAAAAGTAATTGATACTTTAGTGCTTTCTAGGTTAGCTAATCCTGAAAGAGATGGGCATGGTCTAAAACCTTGGGGATTTAGATTGGACTATCATAAAGGATCAATGGAAGAAGAAGACTTTAATGAGTACACTCCAGAAATGTTGGAGTATTGTATTAATGATGTTGAACTTAATACCTTAGTATTTCAAGAGTTATTAAAAGAACTAAAAGGCTTTGGGGAAGAGTGTGTAAAGATTGAACATGAAGTTGCTGACATTCTAAAGAATCAAGAGAACCATGGTTTCTATTTAGATGTTGTTAAAGCAGAAAGATTGCTTGCTTTATTCAGAGAAGAGAATGCAAAGATCGTTGAAGAAGTTCATAAAGTATTTACACCTCGCAAAGTTAAAGTCAAATCAGTTATACCTAAGTTTAAAAAAGATAATACACTTTCAAAGCAAGGTCTAACGGAAGAAGAGTATGAAAGATTATCTTCACTTCCAAAGAATCAAGTTCTCGCTTTTGATAGATTTAAAATTGAAGATTTTAATCTAAACTCTAGACAACAGATTGGAATGTATCTTCAAGACTTTGGATGGAAACCTAAAAAGTTTACACCTACAGGACAACCAGTTGTCGATGAAGGAACTTTAAAAACAATTAAAGACATACCTGAAGCTGCGTTAATTAACAGATTTCTGTTATTAAACAAACGCATTGGGCTTGTTGAGTCTTGGTTTAAGTTTCTAAAGAATGATAGAGTTCATGGATATACTGTTCATAATGGTGCAGTAACTGGTAGAATGACACATTTTAAACCCAACATGGCACAGATACCTGCTGTGTATAGTCCTTATGGAAAAGAGTGTAGAGAATGTTGGACTGTTCCTACAGGATATAAGCTTGTAGGGATTGATGCAAGTGGATTAGAATTAAGAATGCTTGCTCACTATATGAATGATAAAGGTTATACATATGAAATACTCAACGGAGACATACACACAGCTAATCAAGAGCTTGCAGGACTTGAATCAAGAGATCAGGCAAAGACATTCATATATGCGTTCTTATACGGAGCAGGAGATGAAAAGCTTGGAAGTGTGGTGCAAGGAAATAGAAGAGATGGTAAAAGACTTAGAGGGAGTTTCCTCAATAATTTACCATCACTTGCAAATCTTAAAGATAGGGTTGAAAGAGCATCACAAAGAGGCTACTTAAAAGGTTTAGATGATAGAAAAGTAACTATTAGATCTCCACATTCAGCTTTAAATACTTTACTGCAAAGTGCTGGTGCTATTATAATGAAGAAAGCATTAGTTCTTTTTAAAGAAAGTATTAAAGATATGGATGCTCATTTTGTAGCTAATGTGCATGATGAGTGGCAGGTAGAAGTTAAGAAAGAAATAGCAGAAGAAGTAGGACAACGAGGAGTGCAAGCTATTGTAGACGCAGGAATATATTTTAATCTAAGATGCCCTCTAGATGGAGAGTACAAAATAGGAGATAACTGGAGTGAAACACACTAAACATGATCCAAGTAGAGTAGGTGATTTAGCAGAACATTATGCAATAACATGGCTATGGGATAACGGCTATCAAGTTTTTAAAAACTGTGGATGTACTGGGCCTATAGATTTAATTGCTATGGATGAAGAAGGCAACATAAGAAAACTAGATGTCAAGTCTTATAAAGATGGTAGGCTTTCTTCAAGAACATCTAAACAAAAGGAACTTGAAGTTCAGTATCTCCATTACAATTCTTTAACTAGAAAATTAAGGTTTATAAAACATAGAAAATGAAAGAACTTAGTACAGTTGTTGAAGATATTTATTCAACATTACAACCTTTATCTCAAAACAAAGCAGTTCCTATTGATCCTAAAATGTTAGATGATTTAGGAGAAGCTGTAAAGAATTGCATTCTTCACTGGGCTACACCACATAGAGATTCTACTAAGTATATTAGAATGTCAAATGTAGGTAGACCATTGCGTCAGCTTTACTTTGACATGAAAGAAGAATCAGACAAAGGTTTTAGCGATTCTAGTTTTCTTCCTATTAGATTTTTGTATGGACATCTTCTTGAAGAAATACTTTTATTTCTTGTTAAGTTATCAGGACACACAGTAACTGACGAACAAAAAGAAGTTACTGTTGATAATATTAAAGGACATATTGATTGTAAAATTGATGGTGAAGTAGTAGATGTAAAGACAGCATCTAACTTTGCTTTTAAAAAGTTTAAGGAAGAAACACTAAGAGATGACGATCCTTTTGGATACCTTGCACAACTTAGCGGCTATGAAGAAGCAGAAAAATCTAATAATGGAGGCTTCTTAGCAATCAATAAAGAAACAGGAGAGATAACTTTATATCAACCTGATGAATTAGACAAGCCTAATATCCGTTACTTGATTAGCAAAGTTAAAAAAGCTATGGATTTAGATAGCCCTCCAGAAAAAATATGCTATCCTCCAATACCTGAAGGAAAGTCTGGCAACATGAAGCTACCTAAGCAATGTGTATATTGCTCACACAAAAGAAAATGCTACCCAGATTTAAGAACTTTTAAGTATTCCAAAGGTTTAACATATCTTGTTGAAGTAGTTAATGAACCTAAAGTAGAAGAGATTTTACAATGTTAAGTAATCCTATTAGTAAAAAACAAAAAATGAATGTGCTTGTTGTAGGGTTATCTTATCAATGGGTTAAGTCTTTGTTGCCTGAAGATCAAGAAATTTCTGTACTAGAAGCTTTAAAACAAATACCTGATGAGCCTTATTTCTTTTCGCAAGGACAAATTAGAACAAACTCATATACTTTTAAATGGTTTAGAAAAAGAATTAAAAAGGTATTAAAGAAAACAAAGCAGCCGATCATGTCGGTTACTTTACATGAGGTTATGAATGCGTAAACCTAGAGTCAAAAGACCTGTAGAAAAAGATAAACCTAAAGGGTATGATTCAAAGTGGGAGTACAATTTACATAAAAATTTAATTTCAAGCTGGGACTTGCATTCTCAGAAATTATCGTATATAATTAAACATACATACAATCCTGACTTTATTAAAACTATAGATGGTGTCACAATACTTCTTGAAGCTAAAGGAAGATTTTGGGATTATCAAGAGTACAATAAGTATATATGGATTAGAGAATCTTTGCCAGAAGATTATGAGTTAGTTTTTTTATTTGCCTCCCCTTATGCACCTATGCCAGCAGCAAGACGTAGAAAAAATGGTACAAAGTTTACTCATTCAGAGTGGGCTGAAAAAAATAAATTCAAATGGTTCTCAGAAAAAACATTTCCAAAGGAGTGGAAGTAATGAAGAGTATTGATGACGCAACACCAGAAGAGTGGAATGCACTCAGAAAAAAACCTGCTACACCCGTAGCTGATACGTGGAATAATATTTATAATAATGACAATGAACCTAATGATCATCCAGTGTTTGGTGAAAACATACCTGATAACAGTACTAAGTTTGATACTGTAAACAGACCAGAGCATTACAACAGCGGTGGTATGGAGTGTATAGATGCTATTAAAGGTATGCTTACCCACGATGAATACATTGGTTACTTACGGGGTAATGCTCTTAAATATAACTGGCGCTGCCGCTACAAAGGCAAGCCTATAGAAGACTTACGTAAGGCGCGTTGGTATGAAGAGCGTCTTATATCGTACATGTTGGAGCATCCTAGTGAGCACCTACGATAGAAAAGCAGAGCGTATAGAAAAGTTCCATAAAAAGAACAAAGCTAAAGATAAAAAACAAAACAAAGCGCGTACACGTAACTATAGGCAGTCCCAGTTAAAAGAAAAGGATGACTTAGATGACATTAAAGATTGGAAAGCAGGATTATTTAGGGATACAGATTGACTATGATAAAGAAGAAACTCTAAATTCTTTTTCTTTAGAAACTTTAAAAGATAGATATTTTTGGAAGGATGAAACGCATGCTCAAGAGTCTTACGCAAGGGCTAGTATATTTAGTGCAACTTATCAAGGTATTACTGATTGGTCTTTGGCTCAAAGGCTTTACAATTATAGCAGCAGTAATTGGTTTATGTTCAGCACTCCTATTCTTAGTAACGGGGGAACAACTAGGGGTTTACCTATCAGTTGCTTCCTCAATTACGTTCCTGATTCGAGAGATGGCTTATCATCTCATTATGATGAAAACATTTGGCTTGCAAGTGCAGGAGGTGGCATCGGAGGACATTGGGGAGAGGTTCGTTCTAATGGCATCGCTACTAGCAACGGTAGTCGCTCTACTGGTACTATACCATTCATCCATGTAGTAGATAGTCAAATGCTTGCTTTCAATCAAGGGGTAACTAGGAGAGGCTCCTATGCAGCGTATATGGATATTAGTCACCCAGAAATTGAAGAATTCGTTGCTATGCGAAAGACTACTGGCGGCGATCTTAATCGTAAGTGTCTTAACTTACACAATGGAATTACAATAACAGATGATTTTTTAGAAGCTGTTAAGAATGATGAACAGTGGAGGTTAATAGATCCTAAAACTAAAACAGCAGTAAAAATAATATCTGCAAGAGATTTATGGTGGCAGTTAATTCATACTAGAGCAGAAACAGGTGAGCCATATATTGTCAACTTAGATCGCTGTAATGAGGCTCTACCGCAGCCTCAAAAAGACATAGGGCTAGAGATACGCCAAAGTAATCTATGCTCTGAAATTACACTTCCTACTAGCGAAGAGCGTACAGCAGTCTGTTGCTTGTCTAGTGTTAATCTAGAATACTTTGATGAGTGGAAAGACGATGATGTATTTATCAGTGATTTAATTGCAATGCTTGATAATGTATTAGAACACTTTATTGATAATGCTACAGATGGAGAACATGCATGGCGCTTTTATGATACCTTTGAGGAGTTCAGTAAAGATGTTAAACAAGATAAAACAGGCTTTGCAAAAGCCGCTTATAGTGCATATAGAGAACGGGCGATTGGTCTTGGAGCGATGGGTTTTCATA